AGGTTGACCAAAGGTAATAGTTGGATTAGCAGTATATCCAGCACCAGGAGTACTTGCGATACTAATAGTTTGAATAGATCCAGTAGTTGTAGCAATTCCCACAGTTGCTGCTGCTCCAACACCACCTCCACCTTGAATAGTTACAGTAGGAGCTTCTGTATATCCAGAACCTGCATTAGTAAGTAAAATAGCAGCAACTTTGCCTCCAAACAATCCATCACAATTAACAAAATCATTAGTTATAGAAGCAACACCCACCGCTGTGGTTCCACCTGCAGGAGCAGAAGAGAATCCAATAATAGGTGGCATAGTATAACTATTACCCATATTGGTTATAGTAACTCTATTAATAGCACCACTGCTTGCTATAGAAACTGATGCTGCTGCAGTAGTAGCTGTTCCTATTAAAGTAAGAGTTTGAATATAACCTAGTTGTTCTATCTCATCATCAATAGTATCAATACCAGTATCAATAGTTTCATCCTCATATCTATAGAGTTCACATCTCAATTGATAAACATAATTCTTTCTTAATTGATAAAAAGGTTGCTCATGCTCTACATACTTAATTTCAAATAACCTATCGCCTAAAGGAAAATATATAAGATCTCCTTCTTTAGGTCTAGTTGATAACTCAACATTAGGTAAATTCTTAATTAAAGGTTGAATATAAGTTTCCCATCTATCTCTTGAAATAATCAAGGTAAGATCATCTTGCTCTTGTATTCCAAATTTAGAAAGAATAGTTCCTTGACCACCATATCCCTCATAATTATCAACATATGCTTCTAATGGATATGCATCATCAAATTTTGACTCAATAACTTCTTTTATAACAGTAGCTTTGGAAACATATTTACGAGGCATATAATAGCACTCGACGCCATACATCTTCAATTGTTCATCTATAAGATTCTGAAGTAGTCCTTGTTCGCTTTTCGAACCATTAAGGAAGTATGGATTAAGTACCATAATCTTAACCTATCAAATCTAAAGGTGGAAGTTCATAAGTACTGAGCATGCTTTGCTTAATTTCATCAATTTCTCTTTGACCATCATCATAAAGTTGTCTTCCATTAAATTCAATACCACCAGGAAGTTTTACACCTTGGAATTTAATAAGATTTTGTCCCCATTGCTTCTTAAATAATGCAGTAGTATAAGGCTTTAAGAACGAATCATTCCACACTCTTGGAAAATCAGCAGGATCTACAGTCCTCCAACAATCAATGATAACATAATCACCAGCATTAATGTCACTCCAATCAACATCCATGTACAATCTATCTTGTCTCTGATTAAATCTAATTTGCTTATGAGTATTTAAGAGGAAATTCATAGTTTCCAAATAACTCATTGTCATAGAATATGATAATAAGTCAGTCTGTCCCCAGTAATAAATATCATTCAAAAATAATTGATATTTAAAACTAAACATGTTGCTAACGTTCATTGATTGAGCGTTATCATATTGAAAGATTTTATTAATTCCTATAACTGCATTGGGAATAGGTATATAATTACTATTTTCGTACCAATTAAAATCTGTACTCCCCTTAGTGGGCATACTTTGCGTAACAGTGGTAGTTGTTATCCCTGTTTCTGATTTGCCAGATGGAGCTCCAGGAGGTCTTGCTTCTCCTCTCAAAATATCGTCATCTGTTATCTGATATTTCAAATAACACTGTTGAACCCCATCAAAATGTCTTTCATAAAAGAATTGCAGAGCATCATCAATCAAATCTTCGCACTGCTCTGAAGCAAGGTTAATGTCCAACACAGGAGCACCTAACTTCCTTAGCACGTATTCTTTAAATTCGGTTCGTGTAGTAGGTTGCGCCATTTAACACAAGTATCCTTTGATATATTTATGGTGCAGAAGAAACTCCTGATAGAACTAATACGTTTCCAGAAGCAATCCTATAAGTAGATGCTGCTGTACCAGCTCTTGTAAATGTAACAGCAGTACCTGGTAAAATCTCAGCAGAATGTGTATGAGCAGTTCCTATAGTAATAGTACTAGTGGTGACTGCAATACCTGTAACATAGATATCTGACAATGCAGACCCCACTGACATTGAATCACCAACTGCTACATCTGTTACTTTATTAACTATAAAATTAACACTTCCCACCCCTACAGTATGTCCCACAGCTACGCCAGTATTGAGGATAGTATCTGTAGCGCCACCTGCTTTAACTAAAATATCATAATCATATCTACCACCTGCTAATCCATTAGTACCACTAGCATCTAATGAAATCTTAAATTCTCCTGCCGCAGCACTTGTAAATCCAACAGTAAAAGTAGCTGCTGCTATAGTCGTGGATCCGGATCCAATGCTCTTCCTCATCTGAGAAGAACCACTATAATTAGTAAAATCAAAATTAGTTTTATCTGTATTCTTAACTTTAAAAGTTTCCTCAAAAGTTGCTCCAGTGTTAATAGTTACATTGGCACCGTAGGAAACCCCAGCGTTAGGATCAAAAGTGATGTTTTTATTAGCCATTTGCCTCTAAAAAAGTTTTAAGCATAATTTTAATATCTTTTAAATCACCCTTCACATCATCCAAATCACCTTCAAGTGATTCTAATCTTTCTTGATCTGCAAAAAGTTTATTTCTATTGTGAATATACTTTTGATAATCAGAAGTGTTGGTATTCACGATAGCTCCCGTAGAAGTATCTTTATAAAAACCATCATGATCCTTGACTTTAATTAATGCCATTATGCTAATGCAAGGGCTCTAAGATTTCTCACTTTAGGAACATAAGCTTGATTGGTACTGGTTCCAATAATCTTAATCCTAAATGAATTATATGAAGGCAATCTATCTATAGTAAATTGCATTTCTCTAAACATACCTTGCGATGGAACTGGTTGAAAAGAATCAGTCCTAGCAAACGACTTATCTGACTTTCCATCACTGTTAGCTTTATTAATAATCACTCCTTCTCTGTCTTGATTTAAATTACTAAATCCAGGGAAAGGAGTAAATATGACTTCATCGACTAATGTATTCTGATCCAAAGCATAGAATACTCTTAAATCATTAGAATTATTCACATAAGCATCTAAAATAACCTTTAATGAAGTGGAAGGATTCTCAAGTGTAATATTCTTACTAACATAGAAGAATCTGCAAGGATCATCAGGTACACCTTTAACCTTATAATTGGTAGCAAAATTATCTATAGGAGAATTAACCCTACTTGTGATAAATTTACACGATGCTTGATCCAAATCGATCATAGGAGACAATTTTGGATTTCCAGTACTCAAACTCATATTCACAGTAAGAGATTTATATCCAGGAAGGGATCCCAAATAAGTTTCTTCATTAATTCTAGAAGCAACAATTCTTGGAGAATCAAAATAATTAGGCTGATTAATAGTAATATCTTGGAATCCCTTATCTACAAAGGAAGATTCAATTCCATCAATACTAGTACCACTTACTGTTCTGATGGCTGCAGTCACATTAGTAGCAGTTGGTGCTATCACATTAAAGCTCGGTATTACTTCCTCAAATGGGATGTTATATGTTGCTTTAGCATTAACCCCTCCACTAGATTTAGTGCTATTAAAATGAAGTGATGGCAAACTGCCTGCTGCGCCTGTTCTATTCTCACCATTACTAGCCATATCAATCTTCACATAATAGGTATCCAAAGTAATAGGATCATCTACAGTTACTTCATTAAGATTATGATTTGTATTAATTCTCCTGAGAGAAATACCATCCATTTCATACTTATAGACTTGATCATTAGCTGCATGATTTGCAGCTACAGTTCCTGCTTGAGATCTAGTAATACCAGTTAAAGTAGCACCAGAAACACCAGTATATTTAATAACTTCTTGACCAATTTGTGCATAACCAGGATTAGTAGCTCCTACAGCCACATTTTCAAATGCAGCAAAGTTAGTAGTAGCACCTATACCAATAGAAGCACTAGAAGTACTAAGAATAGCAGCACTTAAAGGTGATGGAGAAACATCAGAACTAAGACCCTTTAATGTAACCACATTTCCAGAAGAATACATTCCATGATTTCTATGGAAGACCTTCATATGAAGACCATCAGTAACAGTTGTAATTGGTGATTGGGGAAGAACAAATCCTGTAGGTGTAACAGCACTGGTATGTCCCACATCATAATTCATAATAGTAGTAATTCCAGTACTACCTTGATGGAAGAGATAATTTGCAGCATTACCAGTAACAAATGATCCTTGAACTCCTGCTAATCTCAACTCATTAGGTCCTGCTATGGATCCAACAGAGAATTCCATTCCTGATCCAGTTGTAGTTCCACCAATTGAGGTAACAGTTAATGTATCTCCAACCATATATCCCCTACCCCCAACTGAGGTAACAGTAGCTGCAACTGCTATTCCATTCTTAACGGTTACATTTGCTGTAGCATTAATACCATTTCCACTCAAAGTTCTCAAAGAAACCCCTGGATAGAAACAGTTAGCTGCTAAA